ATGCAGGGCTGACGATCCCATCATAGTCGGAAACACCATTTGCTCCTTGCCACATACGCATAGAGTTATATACCATATCCCCTTTGCAAACAACCTTGTAATTGCTTTTGTCTTCGCTCGAATTATCTTTTCCCTCAATCTCAGAACGAGGCATTACTCCATCGTTTAATGTAACAGACAAAAGCTCCATATCGTCAGCTCCTCGTTGACTACGCTCTGAGTAAATATCACCTATTCGACATTCCATGTACGGCTCATCAAACCCCGGAAACCGCAGCTTCGGATACTTTTCGAGACCGTTACTTGAGGATGGTAATGCCTTGTTTGCATCTCCACATGATAATGTTTGTGGAGGTGGTCAACATGACTAAAAATACACAATTTAAGACGTTGCTGAACACTTGGTTAAATCAAAAGAAACCAATGATCACACCGTCAACCCATGCCAGCTTTACTCTAATTGCCGAAAATCATCTTATTCCATATTTCGGTAAACGTAAGATTGGCAGTATCACTGAGGCGGATATTCAGAGCTATATTACTTATCTCCATAATTCCGGCCGGTTGGACAATACAGGCGGATTGACTGTAAAGACGATCCGTGATGTTATTCTTGTACTCAGACTTGCAATGGAGTATGCTTATAAGGAGCGGGCTATTCCATTGTTGAATTGGGATCTCATCGAATACCCCAAAGAACTTGGAGTCAAAAAAGTCAATTCACTGTCCAAAGATCAGGAACAAACCCTTATTCAGTGCATCTACATGGATTTGAACAGAAAAACGGCGGGTATTCTAATTGCACTGTTTACTGGGGTTCGGATCGGCGAGCTTTGTGGACTTCAAATGAAGGACATTTCCCTCACAGATAAGACAATTAACATCAATAAGACTGTGCAGCGCATTTATGATAAGCGGAAACAGTCATCCTATCTTCATATAGGGCCGCCTAAGACAAAGACATCGGCCAGGACAATTCCTGTTCCGTCGCTCCTTATGAACATTATCAAGAAGTTTTACACAGAAAATCCGAATCACTATTTTTTGACCGGAAAGACAAAACCGACTGAACCACGTACATACCGGCAATTTTTTGCGCGATTTCTCAAAAGAAACGGGCTGCAAAAAGTAAAATTTCATGAGATCCGCCATACATTTGCGGTACGGGCAATCGAAATACCAGAATTTGACATTAAATCGCTCTCTGAGATTCTGGGGCATAAAAATGTTTCCTTTACCTTGAATGTCTACGGAAGCGCCAACCTTCAGCAAAAGGTGAAGTGTATGAATCTACTAAATGAGTTACTGTAGCTATGGAAAAGCGCCAGCCGGGGTTTCCCTGACTGGCGCTGCTCATGTTTGATTGTGATTTAGAGCTTTGACGATTGCCATCACATTCTTTAGATTCTCATGGCTTAACAATTTTATCTCGTCCAACACTTCTTTATACTCAACAGGGTGATCGCTGCCGTCATCAAAAAATTCGGCTGGAGTGACGCCGAGATACTCACAGATATAGAAAAACACCTGCATTGATGGAAAACCATTTCTATTTTCCAATGAATTGATATATCCGGGACTCTGGCCAATGGAAAGACTCATATCCCTGGCAGAGACACCTTTTTCTGTTCGTAATTTTATTAAACGCTGATAAAACAAATCTTCAAACATAGCGACCACCTTTTTATACGATTGTATCCCACAAGGCGGTAAATTATATCTGGTATGACTATATATTTCGATTGACCTGTCTGATTGTATTGGATATTATTAAATTATCATATGATATGTTCAGATACGAGGGAGGAAGCAAATGACAAGGATAAAACGTAATAAGTTCGGAATGGGTATCCTTGTGGCATTTATTTGTCTATGCGCAGTTGGATGCCATGACTCTGGCGGAGATCAAGATATGCAAATGGAAGCGATTTCCGAAACAGAGGAAGGACTGTATATTTCAAATACCGCACCTGAAAAATGTTATCTGTGCGGAACTCCTGAACAATCTCTGCTCCCTTTTTACGAAGGTCAAACCAATCTTGGTATTATCAGTCTGAATACATTTGAGTTTGTCCCGATTGAAATTAACCGCTATGATGATTATGGAAATTTGATTGAAGAGCCAGCGGGCTTTTCGACTACCAGTATGCAAAATACGGGAGAAAATGGCTTTACTGCCTACATTACACCCAATCATGACCGAGGTTATGCTAACGCTACCATATATTTTGAAAATGATAAAGAATTGAACATAGACGAAGCGGCTGATTTTCTTTGTACAGAATGTCTAAATCAGACTCTTGAAGAGTGCTGGAATGATGACCCTTTCGGTATGGGGGTAATTAACTTCGAGACAGAAGAAATTCGATTGCTTGAGAGGAACATAACTGCGTTTATGTTTGATGACTTTTATGTATCCTGCGATTTAAGAACTTCAGATGATTCAGACGGAGATTCCCATCAAATGGATTTGCTTATTTTCTACTGCCCGGAAAGGTATCAATAAATCTACGCCAGTTAAACTTTTTTTGCTATAATGGATATAGATAAAACCGCAATACGAGGAGTTTTCACATGGACATTGCTATTTCTTCAGATTCAAATGAAAAAAAGATTTACCAGGACAGCACCCATGAACTTGTTTCAAAAATTGCTTATCTGATAGGGGTGCCGAAGCGAATCTTTGAGAATATACATGAGCCACCGGAACAAGAAGTGTTTGCTCAGATGGACAACGAAAAGAGTACCAGAATTATTCGCCATCTATCCATTATCCGGACGAGCATACAGAGAAACTATCGGACAATCAACCGGAAAATGAAGACAGAATATCTATCCATTCTATCGATGCCGGAATACGTCCCGGCGGAAAGTATGCGCTATTTGGAGTCAGAGGGGATTTACTTCGTCAAAAAATCAAGTACGAAGCTGTTTCAGCACATTATCGAGCTTAACCGCATTATTTCAAATAGAATCAATAACTGCAAGCCCTTCTTCCCGCTATGGCTTAACTGGAAATATATCCAGGATCTGTTTATTATGCCAGATGGCTTTAGCGAAACAGGTACGAAAAACGCCGCAACGCTCTACTATCAGCACAAACAAGATTATCCTTACCAGATGTATATGAACTGGAATCCGTCAAATGAGGGAAATATCTTGTATAATGACAAGAAATTTGTCACTCTTTTGTATCGATGGCATGGAGACACGTTTACCGAGTACAACCGGGTTTCAGATGTAAGCACTTATGTAAAAGGAAGTATTCAGGAGTTTATTGGTGACAGTACACAAGCAGTTATCGTTGTTGATTGTGAAAACTCCGATCCATATAAACTGTGTGCTACCCTGAAAGGCTTAGATTATAGGAATACGGCAAAAATATCGAGAATCCTTTTGTTCGACGATATACATACAGCATCGGCCTGGAGGATTTTGGATAACTTTACAAAGATTTCTGTAGAGCATATTTTGACAGAACGTGTGAAGCAAAACAAATCTCTGGTTGACATTAAATTGACGGCAAGGGCCTGTCAGGAACACTATCAAAATCATGTAGATTCCTTTATTATTGTATCCAGCGATTCCGATTACTGGGGATTGATTTCTTCACTTCCAGAAGCCCGCTTTCTCGTTATGGTAGAAAGAGAAAAATGCAGCCATGCAATGAAACAAGCCCTTGCAGAATCAGGTATTTTTTATTGCTATATTGATGATTTTTATTCAGGGAATGCAGATGGTATAAAAATGAGTGCTTTGTTCAAAGAAATGTACCGGTATTTGGATCATTCGATTCACTTAAATGTAAACGATATGTTTGCAGAAGCTCTGCGCATTACCCGACTTACCATGACCGAAGCTGAAAAACGTCAGTTCTATGATAAATATATCCGCCCTATGCATCTCGTTATAGATTCAGAAGGCAACGTAAGTATTGAATTAAAAAGATAGGAGGCGCAACCTAATGTTAAATAAACCAGATTTTATTGATGAAGAACAGAATTACCTATTAAACAGTTTATTGACACTCACACAAAAGAACCCAGCTATATGGGAATGTGTTGAGTACAATCCATTGTCTTTTTTATCATCGGAGGAAGATGATGGAACGATAAGTGCCTGCATCGTTCAGATGTTTGTTTTTCAGTCAGAACTCAATCAAGTAGAATTTGAATTAGAACTTTCTGAGCATATTGATATTACGACAGGAAAAGGCGACATTTATATAACATTGGAGAAGCAGTCACCAGACAGTTATGATAAAATAGATACAGGCCTGTCATTTGAAACGGAATATGAGGATTGTGCAGCAGAACAGATTCAGTCTCAGTTCGGGAATCATGTTGCTGCTCAAATGGCGGAAGCTCTCGTCCCGCCAGCATTACAATCGGATGCAGCATCCTCCGCACTGCAATGGGCAATTTTTAATGTTGAAGGTGATACGCCGTTGAAATTTAAGGAAAGCAGCTTATACAAACTTGGAGAAGCGCTGTTTGATTCCCGACGTTTTTTAGAGTTTCACCGATGTGTTCTGGACTGCTCATATCGAGAGAAGCTTATGGCAGAACTTAATTAAAAATCAAAGGATGTAAATAATTATGGAAACTGATCACCAGCTAAGAGTCTTATATCTGTACCAGATATTGCTCCGTCACTCCGATGTAGATCATCCAGTCTCCACCAAAGAGCTGATTGATATGATGGAAACCTATCATCAAATCAAATTGCATCGGACAACCATCCCTAAATACATAGAACTGCTGAACGCCGGTGGCCTTGAAGTGATGGAGATTCGTTCCCGTGAAAAGAAATATTATCTGAATGACCGTCTGTTTGAACTGCCGGAAGTGAAATTGCTGATTGATGCGGTGCAGTCTTCAAAGTTTATCTCCGTAGGCAAAAGCCAGGTGCTGATTTCTAAACTGATGGCGCTTACCAGTGAAGCCAATGCGGCAAAGCTCAAGCGCAATCTATATGTGACCGGACGTGTTAAATCGGACAACGAAAAAAGCTACTACATTGTCGAAGCAATCAATGATGCGATTAACGAAGGTAAACGGATTTCATTCTACTATACGGATTACAATACTCAAAAAGAGAGGGTGCTGAAAAACGATGGGTTACCGTATGTTATCAGTCCTTATGCGTTGATCTGGGATGGTGACTTCTACTACGTCCTTGGTATGAATCATCGCCGGAATCAAATCAATACCTTCCGGGTAGACCGGATCAGCAGACAGCCGGAAATTCTTGATGAGGCAGCGACACCGGCACAAGACAATCTGAATCTGGCAAATTATTCGCGTGAGGTATTCCGGATGTATGATACGGAAGAACCGGTCGAAGTATCACTGCTTTGTGAAAACAGCCTGATGAAACATCTGATAGATCACTTTGGTCTGGATGTAGAGACGGAAACTGTAGATGACAATCATTTCAGAGCAAGAGTATTGGTTTGTACCAGCCCAACTTTTTACCGCTGGGTCTTTGGTTGGTGCGGCAGAATGAAGATAGAAAGCCCTGCGTTCGTACTGGATGAATATCATCGGATGGCGAGGGCTGCGCTGGAATGAGTCTGTTTCAGAGTTAATGGAGACGGTAACTGTATGAACCGACAACGAATGAACAATCCAAATAAGAAATATAAGGAACTAAAGCAGAAGCAAAAAGCCCGTATCTCCGATTTGATGTATCGGGAAACCGATCGGTTTCTGCAGGAAAAGAAGCGGCCGCCGGATGATAATGAAGTTGTTCAAATTGCTGAGCGGGTATACTGTCGCATTCAGGGGCTTGGATTCTGGATTTCTTATGGCGAAGTGCTGAATGAATATCAGAAAAAATGTCCACATATTCTCCAGCGATTACAAGAATCCGGTTTGCCGCAGCACTTGCTTCCCAAAACGAAAAATGAACCATCTGCTGACCCAATGAGCACATCAAAGGAGAAACAGCGCAAAACAAAAGGACACAGACAGAAAAAGCCAAAAGAAATTCCTTTTCCCGAACAGGATGATACATTTTTCTTTATTGCCGGTTATACTTCCGGCGGCGCTCCCTATGGCGTGACCTGGGAGGAAATGGGATTAGAACCATGGGAAGAAATCGAATAAACAATGATATTTCGCACGAGATGTCGCTAAACGGCGACATCTCGTTTTTTCTGGCAAAATATCCCTTGAAAGAAGAACAGGCGTTCGCTATAATATAAATATCTGAAACGAGCCGTTTCATTTAGAATGTGAGGAATGACCATGAGAAGCAAGAACCCGGAAGTGATGAATGCAATCTGTACCTTTGTTGACCAGTATTACCGTGAACACCACGCCTCTCCGTCTGTAAATGAGATTGCACAAGGCGTTGGCGTGTCAAAGGCGACTTCCTATCGCTACCTTGTCGCCATGAATGAGCGCGGTATGCTTTCCTATGATGGCAAAACCATTGTGACAAAGCAGGTCGGCAAATGTACCTCCGGGTATTTTTCCGCACCGGTGGTTGGCAGTATCCGCTGTGGTGACCCGGAGCGTGAGGAGGAAAGCGTAGAGGAATATGTAAGCCTTCCCAAATCCATTTTTGGAGAGGGTAAATTCTATATTCTCCGCGCTAAAGGCGACTCCATGGTAGATGCGGGCATCGAGGATGAAGATCTGATCGTTATCAGAATACAAGATACAGCGACGGTCGGCGATATTGTCGTCGCGCTGGATGAGGACAATGAGAACACTCTGAAAACCTTTGGCGGAATTGATGAGGAAAACGGAGATGTGATTCTTCGATATGCGAATCAAACAAAGTATCCGGACAAAGAAATTCGAGTGAAGCAGCTCATTGTACAGGGCGTGGCAAAACACGTCATCAAGGCCCTGTAACACTGGCCTTTACGATAAATCAGGAAAGGATGTGTTCTGACAATGGAAACCTACGATGTGCGCTGCCCAATCTGCGGGGAGCTGAACCATAATCTCTATCTGGATGAAACGGATGGCTGGATGGAGTGCGAGCATTGCCATCAGGCAGTGCAGATACTGGCATATGCTAAGACGAAGCCAATCCCTGTTTATACCGGCAGGGAGCTGGCAGAGAAATTTTTGATGTCAACAAAGTGACAAGGCCATGGAGGGAGGATGGACTTATGCAGGAAAAAGAAATTTGGCGACCATTCTCATGGCATTGTCCAAATTGCGGTGAAATCTCCGTTGGATATAAAAATTCCAGCGGCACGATCAAGGTGGAATGCTCAAAATGCCATGCAGTAATGGTCAGAAAAGTAATGGGGCGTCGGCATGACCGAATTGACATCTACGCCCCCAAAGGTGAAGTCAATGAGACTGGGCGGCTCGCCAGTCTCTGACAAAAAATGAATACACAGGTATAACGACGGACAGGTTGAGATGAAACAGGCTGTGTAAATCCTGCTCCAGGTCACATACCTTAACAGTTCCAGAGGTTTAACCAGACATTACATGAGAGGCCGCTGGCAGAATTGGATTCCAATTTTGGAGTCCGGCTCTGTCGGCGGCCTTCTTTTGTTTCCGGCAGGGCTTTCAAAAAATATCGAAAGCCTGATATGCATTAAGGGCTGAGGATACAAATATTGCACTGATCCTGTTTTAGGAAGGTGCGGTATCGGTACCCTTCTCTTTTTGCGCTCATTTTCAGGCTGGGAGATGGGAAAACGCTGCGAAGTTTGTATCCTTTGCCGCTTTTCGCACAGGCGGAAAGGAAAAATTATGTATTACGATCCGATGGAATGTGGAATGAGAATCTCAAAACTGCGTATGGAATGCGGCAAGACACAGCAACAGATGGCCGACAAGCTGAATATTAGTCTGGATCATTACAGGGCACTGGAAAACGGAAGACGCGGTGGTTCACTCGACCTGCTGATTGAACTTGCTATTACATTTGACATATCTCTGGACTATCTGATCCTTGGACGAGTGAAATATTCAGATACGGAGCGTATCCAGCGAGAACTGGAAAACATAATGGGTCAGATTGGACAGCTGAAGGCTTCTCTTTAATCTACCGTGACAAACTCGACCAGTACCGTGACAACAAGTCACTCTGGAAACAATTTGGATTCGGCTACAATTTAATCACAGCCAGGGAACACCGGCTGGGAACCTTGAAAACCGAATACTCATTCATCAGGTACATTACCGTATGTCAGAGCCGGACAGGCAGTACGCCATGACCTTCCACCCGGAGGCGAGCGAACCATACTTGCTACAAAATACCGGATTGCAACCGGCAGGGCCAGGACGGCATACAGGGATAATGATACTTCTGTAATTCGCAGCCCGGCCACAAGGAAGGCGGGGAGGTTAGATGCCTATGGAGCAGCCCAGCAAGCTGCCGCCTGATGATTTCCCGCTTCTCAGGGGCGTCGAGGACAAATGTGAGAAAATAACCGCTTAAGAAATTTTCGAGAGCCATGACCGGGAAGGCTATTCCCGTGTTTTGGCTCCTTTAACATACCCACAAGAAAGGAGTACACACAATGGATCGAGATTTCAAACAATATCATCGCGGAGAGATATACTTCGCAAACTTAAATCCTGCCTATGGCTGTGAGCACGGCGGTATCCGCCCCGTGCTGATCCTGCAGAATGACGTAGGCAACTTCTATTCACCGACATTGATCGTCACACCTGCTACAAAGCAGGCCGACAAAAAGCCATATCTGCCGACACACGTTGTTCTGAGCAAGATTCCCGGAATGAAGTATGACGGAGACTCCTTGTTCATGTTGGAACAGTTACGGGTGATCGATAAGCACCGCATACGCGGCTACGCTGGGCGGTTGACCAAAGCTCAGATGGAACTGATTGATAAAGCGGTATGTGCCAGCCTGGGGCTTTCCCAGGATAGTGTATGACGCGCCTGACCTGGCAAGGAAATGACAGGAATTCCCTGATCTGTCTTTGCCCCACCTGCCGGGAAAACTTCGAGATCACAGGGAGTTATCGTATCCGGCGGGCAAATTACAGGCAGACAGTAAAGGAAATCTGCACCTACTGCCAGATTCGCATGGGCTATGACTACTATGTAACGCCGGTATCGGAACGGGGGTGAAGAGATGGATGAACTACTGCGGATTGACCCAGAGTTCGAGTCTAAAATTCCACCTCTGACTGAGGAAGAATATCAGCTGCTGGAAGAAAATATTCTCCAGGACGGCGTTGTGCTGAATCCGTTGATTGTCTGGAACGGCTGCATCGTAGATGGTCACAATCGCTTTCGTATTATTCAAGCACATCCGGAAATCAAATACACAGTCTTTGAAAAGGAGTTTCCTGACCGCTATGCCGCCATTGCTTGGATTTGCTGTAACCAGCTTGGTCGTCGAAATTTGACACCACAGCAGAAGAAATATTTGATTGGACAGCGGTATGAAGCGGAGAAGCTGGCTAATTGCTTCCGAGGAAATCAATACGCTTTAGTAGG